AGGGGTGCATACACCCAACTCAGATTTAATTAATTTAACCTTAAACACCGTCCTAGTAACCTACAATTTTCCACATATTTTTTTAAAAAGTATTTATTTGAAAGGTTTAAAAAGGTTTTAATATGGATTACTTGAAGAAACTAAAAAGAAGATTAATTAGAGGTAAAGAGTTTGATAAGCAGGATGAGAAGATAGATAAGCTTATGTGGGAGGTATTTCAAGCTGATTGGTATATATTTGGTGATGAAGAAAAAGGTATAGGAATTAGAGATTTAGTAATGGGACTTTATGAATACTTGGGTCTAGAACCCAAAAAAGGACCGAAAGTAGTAAAAAAGTAACATTGTAACTGGAGGGACAAGTGCGGTTTCACAGTCCCTCTGGTATAAAATTATGAATATAATTTGTAAGATATTTGGACATAAAGTAGACAAAGGAGAGCTTATTGTAGCTATTATGAATAATGACTATGGAGAGTATGCTGATATACGTTGTAAGAGGTGTAAGAAGTTAATTGTGGGTCTTAGATAATTAACATTTGTGTATATTATCTGTAACCAGGCCTGGTAGCTAAGAGGCAAAGCGGTGATCTGCAAAGTCACTACACACAGGTTCGACTCCTGTCCAGGCCTCCAGTTGATAATTGAGTTGGCTAGAGTATGGCTGAATAGTGGTGCAGGCGAACAGACCGACTGTTCCTTAGATGGAGTAACGAACCAACAGCCGAGTGGACACTCTCCTCTAGCCTACTGAGTTATGAAAAAGATGAAAACTACATGTGAGAATTGCTTAGGAGAGTTCATATTTATGTCCGATGACCTGTATGGAGAGATATGGGATGATGGGCTTGAATCATCTATTCACCTGGAGTGCCCCTTCTGTGGGTTTGAAAATGATATGTATTATTTGGAAGAGTATGGAATTGAATTAAAGGAGTTATTAGAAAATGGGCAATTGGAGTCCAGAGACAAAAATAAATCCCAAGACTGGTAAGCCTATTAACTGGCAAAAACCAAAGGCTACACATCCTTGGAGACAGTACGCTAATATTAAGGTAGAGGAAGCTAGAAAGGAAGCTGAGGAGGAGAAAGTAAGTATTATCTCTGTAAAGGAGTTCCTTCAGCAGAGCATTGATAATTGGGATAAGACCGAATTGACGATTGTTAGAGGTCAGAAGGATAAGAGTATGCCTCTATGCACTGCTAGTCAGAAAAGACAGGCATTATATATTGTTGGGATTTTAAAAAGAAACTATGGAAGCTAAGATATTCTGCTTTAAATGTAAGGAATTCAGTTACACTAATGCAAAGACGTGTCCTAACTGCAAAAGTAGGAATATTAAGGTAGTAGGTCAGAAAGTTGGTATTTATTTGAAAGGTCCAACCACCAATGGCTAAGAAAATCAACTATAAAGGAACAAAAGAAGAGAGATTTGAGAAGGAAAAACAAGATAGAGAGACTTTAGATGAGTTGGAGATGCTTGATAGGGGCTCTGATGAGAAAGTTGATGAATTTTACAAAGAAAGGTTAGATAAAGAGGCTAAAGTTAAGCAAAAAGAGTACGAAAAGAGCTTAAATACAGCTGAATGGCTATCTAATAAGTGGAATTATGACCAATTTATAGTTAATAGAGCCAACGAGTTATTAGAGACTATTATAAAAGAAGCAGGAGAGGGGTTCAGGGGAGCTTGTAGACGTACCAGGACAGGAGAGCCTATCAAATTGTATGGAGAGACCTTATCTGGCAACTTTGCGAAGGATGGAATCATTCTGGTCCTGAATTACCGAGGCAAGAACTATGTAAGACCTATGTTTTTAAGTAGAGATGCAATTATTGATGTAGGTGCTCTCAGAAATATGCTTGTAATGGTTGAAAATACAATTGATGACTTAAAAGGTGTTTTAGAGGGTAGTAAGTCAGATTTTGAGAAAAGGACAGGTTTGGTACTTCCAAAATGACAAGAGAGGAACTAATAGTAAAAATTCAAGAGGCTGAGGAGATTTTAAGACTTAAAAAGAAGGCTTATTACGAAAAGAACTTTTATGAGTTCAACAGAGACATTCTAGAGTGGCCAGACATCTACGAACCACTACATAGGAAGGTTTGCAACTTTATTCAGGACAATGTAAACAATAAAAAGCTACTTTTACTCTTACCCAGAGGTTGTTTTAAATCTTCTATTGTTACCATTGGTTATACGTTGTGGAGGATTGTAAAAGATCCCAATGAGCGTATTTTGATCGCTAATGCTACAAACCCAATGGCAAAGACGTTTTTAAAGCAAATTAAAGACCATTTAGAGAAAAATGAGAAAATTAAAGCTATTTGGGGTGATTTAAGCTCAAAAACAGCTGAAAGTTGGCGAGAAGAGTCAATTACACTTGAAGATCCAAGAAAAGGTAGTTATAGAGGAAAAGAACCTACTGTTTCAGTTGCAGGTGTTGGAACTAGCCTTACTGGAACCCACTTCACTCTAGCTGTACTTGATGACGTCGTTAATCGTGAAAATATAAACACAGCTGAAAGAATTGAATCTGTGAAAGATTTTTACAAAGATGTTCTAGATTTGGTTGATTCAATAGGTGGTAGGAAGCATGTTATCGTTATAGGAACTACGTGGCACCAGTCAGACCTTTATTCCTGGATGCAAGATCCTGAAGTAGGTATCACTCAAGACTTTGAAGTCTTATGTGAACCTGCCTTTAAGGGAGAGTGGGGAGAAGGAGAACTTCTATTTCCTGGAAGATTGGGTTGGAAACAGATGGAGGAGCTACTACGTCAACAAGGACCCTCACACTTTGCAGCACAGTATCTTTTAGATCCTGTACCTTTAGATAATGCTCTTTTTAAGTATGATTTTAAGTATTTTGAAGATGACACGTTAAGAGGCCTGCCCCTTCTTAAGTTTATAGCAGTAGATCCTGCCATCTCAGAAAAGAAGGAAGCTAACTATTCAGCAATCGTAGTTGTGGCTGTAGATAAGAATAACAATTGGTACCTCGTAGATCTGTGGAGAGATAGAGTTAACCCTAAAAGACTGATAGACCAGATTTTTATTCTAGATAATAAGTGGAATCCTACACAGATAGGGGTTGAAGCAAACGCCTTCCAGAAAGTCCTCCAGTTCTATATTTATGATGAAATGAAGAAAAGGGGTGATTTTATACCTTTAAAAGAGCTAATGCACAATGATTTGAGTAAAGAAGATCGTATAAGGGGTTTAGAACCAAGATATGCAGTAGGAACTATTTTTCACGATAAAGACAACATTAACACCAAGTATTTGGAGGATGAGTTGAGGAGATTCCCTAGAGGTAAAAATGATGACCTAATAGATGCTTTGGCTTCAATACTAGAAATATCCTATCCTCCTAGGGCTAAGGAGAAAAGGGGGCAAAAGTACAGTTCTGGCTATCCAGCATAAGTTATACTTAAATTAGATGATAGAATTTAGAAATAACGAAAAGGCAGAAATAAACAGCTATTATAAACCTTCTGATAGTCAGCAGTTAATCAGAAGAAAAGTGTATGAGCGATATAACGCTATGGAGTGGGGAAGAGTTGATAGGTATGGTGGTAATCTAGAAGACAAGTGGAGAAAAGATTTAAAGAGATATGATGCCTGGAGACCAGCCAAGTCACCTCAGGATTGGCAATCTAACATTGTTCCACCTTTAACAACAACTATTATAGAAAAAGCGTTGGCTGAGATTATTGATCAAACCATCAGACCAACAGTAGTAGCAAGAGGATTTGAGGATATTCCTAAAGCTAAGCTCATGAATCACATTATTGACTATACTTGGGAAATAGGCGATGGTGATATAGAGTTGTTTGATGCAATTAAAGAAGCATTGATTCTAGGTAAGACTATCTGGCAAGAGGATTATTGGTTTGATAAAAGAAAAGTAAATGTTCTTAAAGAGTTCAACCCTCAGACAGGTGATGAGTCTTACGAAGAGGAAGAGAAGATTGAGTTTAACGACGTCTATGGTGAACATGTATCTTTATTTGATTTCTTCATAGATCCTAAAGCTAAAACAATAAACAGAGGTCGTTATAAGGCAGACGATTGTATTAGAAGATACTACATGGGATATGATGCCTTCATGGAAGCCTTTAAAGACTCTATCTATGATCAATTTGGAAACACTAAGCATGTTAAACCAGGAACTAACCTGGGCTACTATCAGTATTATCAACCAGCACAATCTCAGACACAAGATAATCTTGTAGAGGTATTGTGGTACTGGGGAAGAAACCCAGACAAGTTAATAATAGTTGCAAATGACGTAGTTATAAGAGATGGTCCTAACCCCTATGTACACAAACAGTTGCCGTTTGCAGAGGGCTCAGACCTACCAGGATACGACTGTTTCTATGGAAGAGGTGAGTCAGAACTTCTGGAGTCCATTCAGGACGAGCTCACAACAATGAGAAGAATGAATGTTGACAGACAGCATTTAGATATTTGGAAGATGTTTCTTGTCAGTAACAGAGAGAATCTTGATGACGAGGAAGCAATTGTTCAACCTTCAAAGTTCTTGTTTGTTGATGATCCTAAGAATTCTATAGTTCCTTTGGAGTATGGGGATATCAACCAGTCCTACTGGAGATTAGAAGGTCTTTTGAAAGATGAAGGAAGAGAGGTTACTGGAGTAACTTCACCAGGACCTACATCAACCGCT